AGGTAAACGAGTTCCATTGAGTGAACTTTATCCTGATTTAGAAGAAGAAACGCATTCGCAAGGTGTTTTAACACGGATGTTGCCAACCTACTTCAAACCTGCGGGAATGAATAATAAAGACCGCTATAGTTTGTTAGGCTTGTCTGTTACGGACAATGCTAAGAACACATTAAAGCAGATTGATGATTCGTTTGATAAGTTGAACTGGGAAGTTAAGATGTCGCAGAAGAAAGTAACTGTATCTGCTGATGCTATCCAGGTCGTTCCAGATGAAAATAATCAGACGGGATTTAAAGAAATATTCGATTCGGAACAAGATGTATTCTTATCATTAGAAGGTGGACTTGATGACAAAAGTCCTATTAAAGATATCTCACTAGAACCAAGAGTTGAGCCGTTTATTAGCTCGATTAGTACCAATTTAAAATTACTCGAAATGCAAGTCGGATTATCTACGGGTACATTTACATTTGATTCGAATGGCTTAAAAACGGCTACTGAAGTAGTAAGTGAGAACAGTATGACCTATCAAACCCGTAATAGTCACTTAACCAATGTTGAACAGAATATCAAGGAACTCGTTACTAGTATTCTAGAGTTAGCTAAGAGCGTTAAATTATATAACGGTCCAACCGATGAAGAAATTACGATTGACTTTGATGATGCTATCTTTGTTGATAAGCAGGCACAAGCTACCTATTTACTTAGCTTGTTATCGTCTGGGTTGATTAGCAAAAAGTACTTTTTGACTAAACAACTCGGCGTTACCGACAAAGAAGCCGATAAGATGTTGACTGATATTGATAATGAAACGATTAATCAGCAGCCCGATCAGCAGGAACAAAATGAAAATACATTATTGGGGTCGGGTGATGAATAATGACAATCACACCACGGCAATTGTCAGATGAATCTGGGGTGCTTTCTGATGTCTATCTATCACTTGAAGACGAAATATTTAAGATGATTGTTAAACGTCTTAAAACGTCAAATTTTGATGATTTAGATAAAGATAACGTCTTTCAATGGCAACTTGAAAAGATGAATGAAGCTAATATGTTTAACGGCGATGTTATTAAAGAGTTGGCCAAGACAACTAAGGTATCTAAGAAAAAACTACAAAGTTTAATTATTGATAATGGTTATCAGATTGCTGATGAAACTGATAACGAATTTAGTAAGTTTAAAGGCACTGAAATACCACCATTAAATAACATGGACCAGCAATTAAAAGGGTATCTTAATCAAGCCTTTTTAGATATTGATAATCTAGTCAATCAAACGCTGATTACAACTAATTATGGTGAAGGTTCAGCACAAAAGATTTATGAGGATATCATTAAGAATACAACGGCTAATGTTATTACGGGACTTAAGACGCCAGATAAAGCCATATCAGATACCATTTACAAATGGATGGATAAAGGCATTCCTAGTTCGTTCATTGATAAAGGAGGCCACACCTGGGGCATTGAGAGTTACGTTCGAATGGTTGTTAATACAACAACTAGAAATACTTATCATGAAATTAGAATGGAAGGCATGGACAGATATGGGATTGAAACTTGTCTGATGTCATCGCATGCAGCAGCTAGACCAGCATGCGCACCCATTCAAGGTAAAATTGTTTATATGCGTCCTCGTCAATCAGAAGATAAATATCCTAGCGTTTATGATCACGGCTATAAAGAGCCTGCAGGAGTGGCAGGGATTAACTGTCATCATACGTTTACACCATGGGACCCTGATATTAATATTATTCGTGATGTTGAAAAAGTACCTAGTCCTGATGAAGCTATTAAAAATAGTGATATTCAAGCTAAACAGAGACAGTTGGAACGTCAGGTTAGACAAAATAAACGTAAGTTGAATACTGCAAATGCGTTAGGCGACGAGAAAGGTATTAAAAAGTATAAAAACTTAATAAAAAAGAATCAAAGTGCGTTACGGAAATATGTTGATGGGCATAGCTTTTTACATCGTGACTATTCAAGAGAAAAAGTATTCAGGGCTAAGCCTGCTGCTACAAATAAATCTGACAATCTTCAAAAAATTAAAACACCAAGTAAACCAAAGAAAGTCGTTGAAAAATATAAGCCAGATAAAAATCCATTTGGTTCTGGTATTTCAGATAAGTTATCAGAAAAAGAGCTTAAACCTATTAACGAGTTATTAAATAATGCACCAATTGATGTACAAAAACTTTTCTCCAAATATAAAGATGATTTAAAAATTGCAGGAACAAAAGATAATAGTCCTAGATATACACCTAAATTCCGAACAGTAAGCATGAATGTAGCGAAAGATATCGGTCATGGAATACATGCACCGCATGGATTGTTTTTTCACGAATTCGGACATCATCTTGATGATATTGCGTCAGGGACAGATAATAGAAAATTACATGGTTGGCACGGTATAACAACGACGGCTAAATTAAGTAATGGTAAAACATTGGGTAAAACAGTTACTGATGAAGTTGCGGCTTATAGAAAACTAATGCAAGAAAAAAGTACAGATATCGTAGAGGCAGATAAAAAGATACTCGCCGAATTTAAAGCGTTAGATAAAAAAGATAAGACATTATCAGGAATCGTTTCAGATGTATTCGGTGGATCAACAAATAACGTTTTAAAAGGTTCAATAGGTCATCCCACAAGTTACTGGAAAGCACCATCAACCATTTTAGAATGGGATGAAAAAACAGGTCATGCCGTTAAGAAAAAGTTAACAAAAGCCGAGAAAATAGTATGGAAGCAAAATCAAGTAGCGTCAGAAGCGTTTGCGGGATTTACGGATGCTACTGTTACAAACCCAGAAGGATTAAAAATAATCAAAAAGTATCTACCAGAATCTTATGAGATGTATTTAGAGTTGATTAAAAATGTTACTAAGTGAGGGTATAGATATGACAAATGAAGAAGTTATTGAAAAGTACAAGGAAATGTTTGGCGATGATATTCGTTATTTAATGACATTTGGAACAACGCCGATAGAAGATAGAATAAAACTAGCCAAATATTCAATAAAAAGCGGTAAGGAAATATTTTTTGATTATTCAAATGGAACCCAGTATTAATTTGTTAAGCGTTAATTAAATAGATTCGACCCAGACATGTCGTTAAAAGGTCTATTTTTTTATACTCTCGTGGTCGTGGCCACGTAAATAAAACGTAGGAGGAAAGCAACATGAACAGAGAATTTTTAGAAGGCTTAGGTTTAGAAAAAGAAGTGATGGATAAGGTAATGGTGGAACACGGTAAGTCAACGCAATCGTCAAGGGATGAGCTAGCGCAGCTAACAACTGAACGTGACGGATTGAAAGAACAATTGACTCAACGTGATACTGACCTGAAGGATTTACAAGGTAAATCAAAAGATAGCGAAGAACTGCAGACTTCGTTAGCTGATTTACAAAGTAAATACGATTCTGATACTGCGGATCTAAATACTAAACTTTCAGCAACACAACTTAATTCAGCTATTGAGTTAGGGTTAACACAGAACGGTGCCAAGAACATTAAAGCAGCTAAGGCGTTATTAGATTCAGACACGCTTAAGATTGACGATAAAGGCCAATTGTTAGGCTTGTCCGAACAGCTAACGGCGTTAAAAGAAAGTGATGCTTATCTATTCGAAGTAACGGAGCCGACACCGCCAACTAATCCGAATTGGACAGCAGGCGGTAATCCTAATCCAAATGGAGCAGGAAATACTAAAACGATTGATGAAATGAGCTATCAAGAATTAGCAGAGTTAAAAATCTCTAATCCTGGACAGTTTAATTCACTCACAAAAAACTAGGAGGAAACAAATATGGCAACAACAAACTTAGCAGCATTAATTGACCCAGAGGTAATGGGCGCAATGATTCAAGCTCAACTACCTAAAGCAATTAAATTTTCAGGTATTGCACCAATCGATACAACTTTACAAGGACAACCTGGTTCAACTATTACTATTCCAAAGTTTAAATATATTGGTGATGCCAAAGATGTGGCAGAAGGCGCAGCTATTGATTACACAGAAATGGCAACAGATAAAGAATCTCATACAATTAAAAAGGTTGCTAAAGGGGTAGAAATTACTGATGAAGCTGTTCTTTCAGGATTTGGAGACCCAGTTGGTGAAGGACAACGTCAAGTACGTATGTCTATTGCTTCAAAAATTGATAATGATATTTTGGATGAAGGTTTAAAAGCTACATTAACAGTAAAATCAGACATCAATATTGATTTAATTGATACAATCGAAAATACTTTTGTCGATGCGCCAGATGCCATTGAAGATAATACGACAGGCCAAACGGGTGTTTTATTCTTATCTTATAAAGATGCTGCTAAATTACGTAAAGAAGCCGGTCAAAACTGGACACGAGCTTCTGAATTAGGCGACAACATTTTAATTAGTGGCGCATTCGGTGAATTATTAGGTTGGGTTATTGTTCGTTCTAAAAAAATTACTGAAGGCCAAGCATTAGCAGTTAAAACAGGGGCTATGAAAACTTACTTAAAACGTGATTTATTCCCTGAATCTGAACGAGATATTACTAAGAAATTAAATCGATTCAATGCTGATCAACATTATGTTGTTGCTATCGTTGATGAAACTAAATTAGTAACAGTTAACGCTGCACCCTAATCCTCGCCCAGAGGTAGTAACTGGGGCAGTCTCGAAAGATACGTCTGCAACAGGGACGCATTTGTCATGGGCTGCGGATACAAAAGCTAAGAGTTGGATTGTTCATCATGATTTAGGAACTGGTAAACCAGAAGACGCAACAATTATGCACTATGTCGAAAAACCAGAGTTGGTATTTAACGATGAGTTATTTGGCAGTGCTTTAGCAGGCAAAATTATCAATTTCTATATCCAAGCTTTCAACGAAACATTTGAAGGTAAAGATGAAATTGAAAAAGCAGAAAATGCTAACACGACCGGTTATGGCTCAGAGTGGTCAACGGTTATTAAAGTTGAATTTGCGTCTACTGAATCAGTAGCAATAGCAGACGCAACGCCAACGGCTAAAAAGTAGGTGGTTAGATGTATCTGTCATATACGGAATACACTGAATTAGGTTATAAAAAGGTTAGTGAAGATGAGTATAATCAATTTGAAATGATTGCTGAAGATACGTTTGATTTTGAAACGGCGGCTTTTTATAAAC